CATGGAAAAGCACCAACAATCCAACGAATCGAAACAAGTCCAATCAAAGTCAATATCAAGTGGGAAGAATAAGTCAGTAGACATAACTATTCCCTACAAGCCAAGACCCCTTCAAAAAGAAGTCCATAAAAATTTAAAACGATTTAACGTACTAGTTTGTCATAGACGATTTGGCAAATCTGTATTAGCAATCAATGAACTTATTTCACATGCAGCAAATAATGAAAGACAAAAGTTTGCATATATTGCACCTACATACAGACAAGGTAAAGCAATTGCTTGGGATTTATTAAAACAATATTCAAAACCTCTTATGCAGCTTGGAGGACAAAGAAACGAGTCAGAACTTAAAATAGATCTTTGGAACGAATCTAAAATACAAATCTTTGGAGCAGATCATGCAGACTCATTAAGGGGTATGGGATTTAATGGTGTTGTTATGGATGAGTATGCAATCATGGCACCAAGAACCTGGACAGAAATTATTAGACCAGCTATTGCAGATACAATGGGTTTTGTAATTTTTATTGGAACACCTATGGGTCATAATCAATTCTGGGAAGTATATGATTATGCACAAAGAGGTGATCCTAATTGGTTTGCAGCTATGTATAGAGCAAGTGAAACTAATGTTATTCCTAATGAAGAACTTAGACATGCTCGATCTATAATGACAGAAGAACAATATAACCAAGAATTTGAATGTTCTTTTACAGCAGCAGTATCAGGATCATATTATGGCAAATTAATGACAACTGCAGATAATGAAAAACGTATAGGTGAAGTACCTGTAGATGAAAACGTAGGTGTAGAAACATGGTGGGATTTAGGTATTGGAGATAGTACAGCTATATGGTTTGTACAAAGAATAGGTGAAGAACTGCATATTATAGATTATTATGAAAATAGTGGCGAAAGTCTTATGCATTATGCAGATGTTTTACATAATAAAGATTATGCATATGAAAGACATATCGCACCACATGATATACAAGCTAGAGAGTTAGGCACAGGTAAATCACGTTTAGAAGTTGCTAATGATTTAGGTATTGACTTTGAGGTAGCTCCTAAATTAGAAGTAGATCATGGTATCGAATCTGTTAGAAATATGTTACCATATTGTTGGTTTGACAGAGAAAAATGCAAACTAGGGATTGATGCTCTGCGTCAATATCGAAAACAATGGGATGAGAAAAACCAGGTATTTAAATCAAAACCTTTACATGATTGGTGTTCTCATGCTGCCGATGCTTTTAGATATGGATGCGTACATGATCCTGTAATTACAACTAATTGGGATAGACCAATATACGTAGACACTAAATTTATAGTATGATCGATTATTTTAAAAATAGAAGAAAAAACTACGAAAAAAAATTTTCAAAATGGATGAGTGGAAAAAAAGATCCATCTTTTTTAGATAAATTATCAATGAGATCTCCTTATGGTTTAATGTATCATACAGGAAAACCTTTAAAAGATAAAAATAAAACAAAAAAATTAAAAAAATTTAAATCTGATATGGAAGGTTTAGCAGAAAAAAAATGGATAAATAAATATTTATGAAAACTGAACAAGAAATTTTATCAATATTAAATAGAGAAATCAGAGCATCATCAGGTTACATTGGTGGTGAAATTGTTTCTAGAAGAAAACGATCATTAGAATATTATCTTGGTAAACCTTTTGGTAATGAACAAGAAGGTAGATCACAAGTTATCTCTACTGATGTATCTGATACGATTGAAGGATTAATGCCTTCATTAATGAGAATATTTACTGCAAGTGATAATGTATTTGAATGTGAACCAGTTGGAGCAGAAGATGAAGAAGCTGCTAAACAAGCAACTGATTATTTAAATTATATTTTCTATAAACAAAATTCTGGATTTACAGCTTTGTATACTGCATTTAAAGATGCATTAATTCAAAAAAATGGAATCTTAAAAGTATTTTGGGATGAGTCTGAAAAAACTCATAGAGAAGAATATAGAAAATTAACTGACGATGAATTTATAGATCTTACTAAAGATCCAGAAGTAAATGTTTCTAATCATACAGAATACGAAGAAGAATTAAAAGATGATCAAGGTGAAGTTTTAGATACAATTAAATATCATGATTGTGTTATTCATAAAACTTCTAAGTATGGAAAAGTAAATATTGAACCAATACCACCTGAAGAATTTTTAATTGAACGTAGAGCTAAGTCTATTGAAGATGCAAACTTTATTGCACATAGAACTAATATGACAAGAACTCAATTAATTGAAATGGGTTATGATGAAGAAACTGTAAACAATCTTCCTATTGGTGATACAAATTATTATTTAGAAGATAGACATATTAGATTTCAAGATACAGATTTTTCTGCACCACAAGATAGAGGTGACGATAGTACTGATGAAGTTTTAATTCACGAATGTTATGCAAGAATAGATATTAATGGAGATGGTAAATCAGAATTAATTAAAGCATGTATTGCTGGAGATAGTGCATATAAAGTTTTAGGTATTGAAGAAATTGATTCAATGCCATTTATTTCTGTAACACCAATTATGATGCCACATAGATTTTATGGCAGATCAGTTTCAGAATTAGTTGAAGATATACAATTAATTAAATCTACTGTTATGAGACAAATGTTAGACAACATGTATCTAACAAACAATAACAGAGTTGCAATACAAGATGGTCAAGTTGCTATGGATGATTTATTAACTAATAGACCAGGTGGAATTGTAAGAACAAAACAACCGCCATCAAATGTTATTCTTCCATTACAATCTCAACCAATTACAGATCAAGCATCAGGTATGCTTTCATATTTAGATGCAGTTAAAGAATCTAGAACTGGTCAAACAAGACAATCGCAAGGTATACAAGCTGATACTTTAAATAATAAAACTGCAACAGGATTAAATCAAATTTTAACTCAATCTCAAATGAGATTAGAACTTATTGCCAGAACTTTTGCAGAAACTGGTGTAAAAGATTTAGCTAAAAAAATATTTGAATTAGTTTGTAAGTATCAACAAAAAGAACACATTGTTAGAATTAGAGGTAAATTTGTACCAATGAAACCTTATGAGTGGAGAGATAGAATGAATGTATCTGTAGCTGTAGGACTTGGTACTGGTTCAAAAGAACAACAATTAATATTATTAAATTCAATTTTAGAAAGACAATTACAAGCTATTAACTTACAACAAAACGTATTTGGCCCAGTTGTTAATGTAAAAAATGTTTATCATACATTAAAAAAATTAGTAGAAAATGCAGGTCTAGGAAATGTAGAACCATACTTTATGGATCCAGATGTAGGTCAGTCTCAAATGCCTCAATTACCTCCTAAACCTCCTACAGAATTTGAAAAGGTTTCATTAGCTCAAGTACAAGGTGAAAACGAAAGAGCTATATTAGCAAGTCAAGTACAAATGAAAAAACTTGAAACTCAATTTAGAGAAAAGCTATTAGACTTTGAATTAAGAGTAAAAGATATGGAATTAAAATATAATACTAAAATAGATGAACTTGCCATGAAGTCTAGATCTATGGTAGAACAACAACAAGTCAGACAATCTGGCGATATATTTAAAAAAATAATGGAAGGACAAAAACAATTCTTTAATGGACAAAATAGAGAAACAGATTCAACAGGGTCAGAAGGCGAAACGACTTCTTGATGACCCTCTTTTGAAAGAGGCTTTTGAATATCTTTCTGAACAATATAAATCAGAGATATTTAATACGAGTTACAATGACCATGACCAAAGACAAGTACTTTGGATGGCATACAATATGCTAGACAAGATTAAAGGCCACCTTGTTAGCGTCATGGAAACAGGTAAACTAGCTTCCTCAGAGCTAGAAAATCTAACACGCCAATCTACAAAGTAGAAGCGTTTAACAAAGGAGCATATAATGCAACAAACTGATAAGTCAGTAAAAGGTGCAGCAGATAAAATTCTAGGATTACTGAATCCTCAACCTGAAGCTCAACAAGAGCCAAAACAGGATGAAGGACAATCAGCTCCAGAAAATAATGTTGAGCCATCAGTAGAACCTGTTGAGGAACAGGTTACATCTCAAGAGAGCCAATCTCAGTCTGAAGAAGCTCCAGCAGAAGTCAATGCTACTGAAAATTTGGAAGAAACTGAAGAAACTGCGTCAGAAGTAGAAGTCGAGAAACCAAATCTCCACCAAGTCAAAGTACAAGGTCAAGAGATGGAGGTTACACTTGATGAACTTAAAGCAGGTTATTCTAGAGATTCCGACTACCGTCAAAAGACACATTCTCTATCTTTGGAGAAAAAACAATTCGATGAAGAAAGAAATGTTCTTAGACAACAGTACGACATGAAACTTAGAGAGTTAAATGAAGCAATAGCTAGTGCTGAGTCTTTAAACAGACAACAGTTAGATCCAGCAGAATTGCAAAAACTTTATGAGGAAGATCCATCTCAAGCTGCTAAAATTGATTTTCAATTTAGGCAACAAAATGAAAAGATTAACCAAGCTAAAGCAAAAGCAAGACAAGCTGCACAAACACAATACAATCAATATCTAGCTGAACAAAGAAGATTAGCACAGGAGAGAATACCTGAGTTTTCTGATCCTAATAAATCAGATAATTTTAAAAGTGGTATTAAAACTACTTTGAAAAGTTATGGATTTTCAGATCAAGAAATTGGATCATTAGCAGATCATAGAATGTTAATGGTAATAAAAGATGCTATGGCGTATAGAGGTTTAAGAAATTCTAAACCTATTGTACAAAAAAAAGTAGCAAAAGCTCCAAAGGTTATTAAACCAGGCGTTGTTAAAACAGATAACTCTAAGCGTAGTGAAGTAAGGAACAAAATATCTAAATTGAAGAAATCTGGTCGTCTTGAAGATGCCCATTCTGCAATCTTAGGTATGATAACTAAATAACCTTAGAGGAGAAAAAACATGGCACAACCAAGCAACACTTTTGATACTTACGATGCCGTTGGTATAAGAGAAGATTTGCAAGATGTTATCTACTCTATCTCTCCAACTGATACTCCATTTATGAGTTCAGCAGGTAGAGAAGCTGTAAGAAACACTTTGCATGAGTGGCAAACTGATAGTTTAGCTGCTGCTTCTACTTCTAACGCAGTCATCGAAGGTGACGAAGCAACTTTAGATGCATCTACTGCAACAAGTAGATTATCTAACACAACTCAGATCATGGACAAAACTGTCGTGATCACTGGTACTCAAGAAGCTGTAGACAAAGCTGGTAGAGCATCAGAATTAGCTTACCAAATCGCTAAAAAGTCTAAAGAACTTAAAAGAGATATGGAAGCTACATTATTAGCAAACCAAGCTGAAGTAGTTGGAGACAATGCAACTGCAAGAAAGTTTGGATCAATCAACTCATGGATCGCATCAAATGACGTATTTGGAGCAGGTGGTGCATCTGGTGGAGCTGGTAACACTGCTAGAACTGATGGTACTCAAGCTGCTTTAACAGAAGCTAACTTGAAAACTGTTATCAAAAATGTATGGAACGCAGGTGGTAACCCATCTGTAATCATGGTAGGCCCATTCAATAAACAGAAAATTTCTGGTTTTACTGGTGGATCAACTAGATTCGATGCATCTGAAGATAAAACTTTATACACTTCAATCGATGTGTATTCTTCAGACTTTGGTGACTTAGAAGTAGTACCAAACAGATTCTCAAGAGATAGAGATGCTCATGTCTTAGACATGGACTACTGGTCTATCGGGTTCTTGAGAGATTTCACTATGCATGAGCTATCAAAAACTGGAGACAGTGAAAAAAGACAAATGCTTGTCGAGTTTACACTAATCTCTAGAAACGAAGCTGCATCAGGTGGAGTATACGATCTAACTACTTCGTAATAAGTAATATAATGTTAGGGGAGTTCTCCCATTGTTCTCCCCTAGCTAAACTATGAAGTCTTATGGAGATATAGACGGAACATAGGAGGAACAAAATGAGAACACTTAACGACTATTTTTTAACAGCTAAAATCACTGACATTAGTACTGCTGGTAGCACATTTGTTGCAGTACCTGATGGTGGTAGAATTGTTAAAATTATCAGCACAATTAAAAATGCAATAACTACAGCAAATGCTGCGTTATCATTTGAAATTGGTGGAACTGCTGTGACTAACGGTGGAATTACTGTTACTCAATCTGGTTCTGCTGCTGGTGATGTAGATACTGCATTACCAACTGCTGCAAATAGAGTAGAAGAAGATGGAACTATTGAAATGATTACTGATGGTGGATCTTCAACTGCTTGTGAATGTGTGATAACATTCGTAATTAGAAGATAATTTATAGGGGGTGGAAACACCCCCAACAAACTATAGGAGAATATTATGCATATAGGTCTAAGACCAGTAACAACGCAAAAAGTAAATTCATCAGGTACTTCTGCACAATCTGCTGCATTTGGCTCTAATATTGAATATGTAAGAGTTATTCCAGATGCTGATTGTCATATTGAATTTGGCGTTAATCCTACAGCAACTACATCAAAAATATTTTTAGAATCTAAAACTTCTGAATATTTTAAAGTTTCAGAAGGTGAAAAAGTAGCTGTAATAGGAACTGTGAATTTATACGTAACTGAATTAACTGAGTAATGAGTATTTTAAGAAATGTAGATCCAGATGGTACTAAGTACTATTTTGAAGAAGATGGTAAACTTACTGTCAAACATTCACAAGATACAAATGCTATTTTAAAAAAAAATAAACAGTTATACAATCAAGGCGATTCAGGTTACAATGCTGGTAAAGACATGAAACGTGTTGCTAGTATTCCTACACTTGTTTTAACTCTTTGGACAAAAGAATACAATGGTACAAACAATTGGTTTGGTTTGCCTCAAGAAGTTAGAAATAAAATATTAAAACAAAAATTAAACAGCAGTGATTATAAATATTTTAGAACTGCATCAGGTAGATTTTAATGGCATTAAATAATTATACAGCATTAAAAGCATCAATAGCTAATTGGTTAAATAGATCTGATTTAACTGATGCTATACAAGATGATTTTATTAAATTATGCGAAGCAGACTTTAATGCTAAACTTAGAATTAGACAAATGGAACAAATTGATGCTATTACTATTAATGCAGAAACTGTAACTGTTCCTACAGGTTTTATTGCTGCAAGATCTTTTTATATATTATCAGGAAGTACTAAATATCATTTAGAATATATATCTCCTGCTAATTTATTTAAAATAAAAGGTAGCTCTACAACTGGACTACCAAGAGTTTATACAATAGAATCTGATGATGGTACAGAAAGTATTAGATTTGCTCCAACTCCTGACTCAACGTATACAGGATACTTACAATACTACAAAGCATTTGATGCTTTATCTTCTTCAAATACTACTAACTATATTCTTACAAACCATCCTGCTATTTATCTTTATGGTAGTTTGTATCATGCATCTAATTTCTTGGGTGGTATCGAGCCTAACCAACAACAACAATGGCTAGGAATGTATCAAGCAGCTATGGAAAGATGTGAGAACAATGATAGAACAGACTCATATGGTGCATCACCTACAGTTCAAAGAACAGATGTTAGTACTGATTTATCTTTCTATCGTAGAAAAGCATCTAGTTAGGAGGCCATATGCAAGTTCCTTTTGGAGAATGGCTACCTGATCAACCCAAGCATAATAATCCTGGAGCTAACGTAGCTACAAATGTTTATCATGCTGCAAAATCTTATAAAAGATTTCCTTCTTTGGTTAATTATAGTTCTAATAACATTGGAACTGATTGCAGAGGGGGTGGCTCATTTAGAGATAATGCAGGTAACGTATATAACTTTGTTGCAAACAATACTGATATCTATCAATTAGATGGTGGAACATTTACATCTCGTAAAGGATCTTTAACAGGAACAAATACAGACTATTGGACATTTTCACAATTTGGAAATTATATTATTGCAAGTAATGGAGTAGATGCACCTCAATATTATTTAATGGGTACATCAACTAACTTTGCAAATTTATCTGCAATAGCAACTGATGGTACACCTCCTACATTTAGAGTATCAGGAGTTATAAGAGATTTTTTAGTTACAGGTAACCAATCATCAAATCAAAACAGAGTACAATGGTCTGGTATTAATGATATTACAACTTGGACTGCTGGTAAAAAATTAGCAGATCAACAAGACCTACCAGGTTCAGGTGGAGAGATTGTTGCTATAACATCTGGAGAAGTTGGATATGTATTTAGACAAAATCAAATAGTTCGTATGGACTTTGTTGGTGGTGCAACTGTATTTAGATTTTCAGTTATCTCACCTAACAGAGGAGCTATATATGGTAAAACTGTATGCCAAGATAATAGACAAGTTTTCTTTTATGCTGATGATGGTTTCTTTGAAATTAAT